AGAGCCCGAAGAAGCACTGCCGCTGCCACCAGAGACATTCTGTGCCCCGAGTGAGCTGTTCGGCAATTTTTGAGCCGATGCAAGCAGGCTTTCCATCTCTTTGCGAGCGACGGCGATCCCATCGCTGACATTGGTCCATTGCCCAGCCCAATCGCGGGTGCTTTGCTCCACGCGGCGCAATTCGTCGTCGATGGGGCGGATCTTCTCTTCAGCGGCTCGGTTCATGGCATCTATGCCTTGCTGCCATTTGTCGATAGCGTCCTGCTCTGTCTGGAGAGCAATCTGCTTCAAATCTATACTGGCCTGGGTGCGTTTGTCGTCGGCGTCGTATCGGGCATCTATGGCCTGAATCGCCAACTCCTGATACTTCACATAGGCATTGGCCCATTCTTCCTCCAGGTCAATAATGCGCTCTGTTTTGAGGTTCTCGGTTTTCAGCTCCATCTCTGCAGCCTTGGCCCGCATCAGCTGGGCTTCCTGCATGCGCTGGACGTAGGTGGCCTTGTCGATATCTTCACGCCGGAAAGCATTGCTGGCACGGCGCTCGGTCAGCTCGGCCTGTTTGAGCAGGCCCAGCCGGGCGGTTTCGCCTGAGACATTGGGTAGACCTGGCAAGTTTTCTGGGTTGGAAATGGCGTCTACTCCGGTCCAGGCGGCAGCGTCGGGGTTAAAGCTGGCCATGGCCTCGCGGAACTTGGCTGACTGTTGGGCATCTTCGGGATCAAAAGCGGTTTTTTCTGAGTCGCGTTTGCGCTGGGAGGCATCCAAATCGCGCTGCAGCTGCTTGAGATTCTCCTGCAGCGGGCGCATACGGTCTTGGGCTTCGCGAATATGTTGCTCTAAAGCACGCCGGTCCAGCTCCATGCTCTCCTGAATCAGGGCCTTTTGCTGGTTCAGCCGTTCGCTGTATTCCTGAGTCCAAATCTGTTTGAGCTTTTTCTGAATTTCCAGCTCGGCATTGATCCGGCGATTGCTCAGGGTGTTGAGAGTGTCTGTCAGCTGGGGGCCGGTCAGAGTTTCACGGGCATCGCTTTCGGCCTGGCTGATCTGCTCCAGCGCTTTGCCGTGTTCGGCCACAGCATCATCGAGCCCGGATTTTGTCCCTTTGGCCAATTCGGCCTGCAGATCCAGGGCGGCATTGGCGGCGGCGTTGGCCCATTTTTTGTGAACGCTTTTTTCATCTTTGCCCAAAGTGGTATCTAATAGTTTTTTGCGGTCTTCGAGGGTTTTCTTTTCTTCTGCACTGAGGGTGGAATCCTTGATCTTATCTTCGATAGAGGCTTTCTCAAGCCGAATTTTCTCACGGAGCAGCTCAATCTCTTGTTCTTCGCCCTTGAGATCAGCGCGAATTTGCATTTCTTTGGTTTTGGCCAATTCGCCACGAACGCGGGCCTCTTCGGCCAGCTCTTTGAGCTTCAGGTCGTGTTTGATAGTGGACATGCCAGCATCTTTTTCTGCGCCTGCAGCGGTGATCAGATTGGGATCTATCTGACCCGTTTTGGCAAACTGTTCCATGCCTGTATTCAGGCGGCCCAAGTAGGTTTTCCAGACCTCGGCCTCTCGGTTCTTTCTCTCGGTAGCCAGGTCGTCTTTGAGCCCAGGAGTCAGAGCGGCACTTTGGCTCTCTGCATTGAGTCGGGCATCAGCGATAGCTTGGGCCGTTGATGCATTGGCTTCGAGTACATCTTGGAGGCGCTGTTTCTCCATCTGCAGCAAAGTGGCCTGGGTTTTCTCCTCGATCGCCACGCGCTTACTGGGCATTGTTTTTTCAAATTCAGCCCGTGCCTTTTGCTCTTCAGGGGTATATTCTAAACCTCCCCAGGCGGATTTTTTATTTTTCACTTCCCGCCATTGGCGATCCAATTCATCTATCTCTGCCTGGCCTCGGTCAGAAACCTGCTTCCTCTCCATTTGGTAAGTGTCTGCCCCACGGGCTTTGGCTTGGGCAATGCGGGCATCTTGAATATCCAGATCAATTTGAAGCAATTGGGATTTAATGGCATCTGCCTTTGCTTTGATTTTTACTGGATCATGGGCGTAAATATTTTCCATGGTTTTGTCATTCAACCAGCCCACAAACTGCTCTTTGACATTATTGAGCTGAGAAGCAATGGCCATAATTGGCCCAACGGCTTCTACACCCAAAGACGAAGCAGCAGCCCCACCCAATCCATTCACTCCGCCCTTGCCATTGGCACCAAAGACATTAAGCAGCTCCAATGGATTGCCTTTGCCGTCTTTCAACAGCCCAACTCCTTGCTGGAGCATATTTACCCATGTCGCAACTTGGTTTCCAATCCCCTGCTGAAGCCCCAGCATTTTGGCAAAGCCTTCCACGCCCATATCTGTGGCCCGCAGCAAATCTTGGGTGATTTGCTGGCGGATCTGTCGCTCTCTCTCCAGGGCCTGAAGCATTATCTCTTGGGCCTGCAGCATAAATTCAGATTCCGTTCGCTCGCTTTCGTTCAACTGCTGCTGCAGACGGTAAATCTTCTCAGACAAGGCCACACTTTGGCCTTTGGTTTGGGCCTCAGCTTTGGCTGATTCCAATTGGGCCCAGATTTCTCCTGAGATTTGTTCCTGCAGTTCCAGCTTTTGCTTCAAGGCCTGGGTCTGTAAGCGCTCGATGGTTTCTGGGGCTCTTTGCCCTGCCAAAGACTCTCTCAAAGTCAGGTCTATCTGGGCCTGCTGGCTGGCCAGGGTATCCAGCTTGCGGCGATGGAAAAACTGCCGGTGTATTTCGGCCCGTTCTTGCTCTCCTTGTTGGGTCAACTCAGTGAGTTTCAGCTGAAGCAGGGCATAGTCGTCGGTCTCCGCTTGGCCCTTTAATGCCATATCCTGCAATTGACGCTGTAGGCTGGTTCTCTCTGCATTTTCGCGCATTGTACTGAGACGAATCTCTTTCTCCAGGCCATCCTGCATCAAAGCCGCTTCAGCCTGTTCCCCGGCAATGAGCAAATCTTCAGTGGCTCTGGCCAGGCGATACCTTTCAGCCTGAATGGCATTGCTGTGCTCTTTTTCTGCAACCAAGCGCTTGAGGTCGTACATTTTTTTGAGCTTCAGCCGCTGTTCTTCGGTCGTGCCCTCTCTGGCCAGGTGTTCAATTTCCTCGGCTGCAATGCTGGCCAAAGTGCTTTTGTAACTGGCTTCGATGTCGTCGAGGGTATCTGCAGTCAGTTTGGCCTGGGCATCCAAGGTCGCCGCTTCGATGGCCAGCCGTTCCTGGGCCCAACGGATCGCCGCCTCGCGCTGCTTTTTCTGTAAATCTGCAGAAAGTTGAATCTGGTCAATACCTGCTTTTGCAGCCTCTTCTTTGAGCTTAAATACTTGTTCGTCGGCCTTTTTCCAGGCTTCACTGCCCTTTGCCTGCTGATCACGGAGAGCTGTCATTTCCAGCAATTGCTGATTGTAAAGCTCAGCAGCTTTTGTCAGCCCCTCCTGCTGGATAATCATCTTTTGAATGTCTGCGCCACCATCAGAAGCTCCTGCAGAGCGAAAAACACGCATATGTTTGGAATTGTGCTCAGAGAATGAGAGCGAACGATTTTGGCCATACCATGCCCGATCTCGCTCTTTATCGACGACCTCTATGTGTCCATGTTTTTTTGTTGCCTCAGAAAAATATGCACCTCTGTCATAAACGATGACGTCTCCACTTCTGAGAGCGTTTTTAGGGGTGCGTGGGTCGAATGAAACCTCTTTAAATCGCTTGTCTTTTTCAAGTAATGCTGCGGCTTCATATGCAGATCCGCCTGGCATGTACTTTTCAGCTTTACTCCAATCCCCGATTGTCTTTTCTATGATTTGCTTAACACCCCAGTAGCACCATTTCTGCTCAGCATAGACAGTTCTGGCATTTTGAACCATCTTTTGAGAGACGCCATCATCTGACTTTCCAAGCTTCTCATTGTTTGCCGACACCATGGCCAAACGCCTGTCCAGCTCTGTTTTAAGCGCAGCCGTTTCACGTTGTTGTTTTTTTGATAAAGTATCTACTTGCTTCTGACCTTCGCTGTCATCACTTAGATTCTCATTACCTGTACCAGGGGCGGGTTTTGTCTTGAGAACTTTGTTGATCTCTTTATCGAGTGTTTCATACCGTTTCATCAGGCCGTGGGCCTTTTCGATGCTGTCGGCTGCGGCTTTGACCTGTTTTTCCTTTTGCTCAATCTGGCTCTTTAATTCAGCAACCTGGCCACTTACGTTGAAGTTACCAGGCATGTCATTGCCTTTGGATTGTTTCTCAAGTGAGTTTAAATCGGTTTTGAGTTTAGCCAATTCCCTTTCGACTTTGAGATATTCATCTGCCGCTATTCTGGCCTGCTTCAAACCCTCTTGCATTTGCAGCAGTTCTTCACGGCTGAGTTTGCCCAAATTTTTGCCCTGATCGGCTTTGTCAAGCAAGGCATTCACGTTGCTCAAAGGCTTGGACTGCTTTTTCGACTCTGCGATCTTTGCATCATTTTGGGCAATTTGCTCTTTGGACTGATTGTTGAGTACATTGTAGGTTCCCAAGATAGCCAAGCCACCCACTGCAACGCCTGCACCAATTGGATTGGCTATCAACGGCCAGAGCCGGGCCAGCACTCCACCCTCGACCACGAGGCCCCTGAGTATACCCAGCAGCTTTCCTCCACCTGAGACAGCGCCACCAAGAGCCAGGCCAAGGCCTGTGACAGCAGCAGCCAACAGACCAACCTGTACAGCTGTATCTTTGACTGGTGCTGGCAATTTGCTTACGAGATCCAGAAACCCAGCCAGAAACTTAACAACATTTTCTACCGCAGGAGCTAAACGCTCACCCATATCTTGAGCAAGGGTATGGGCTTTTGCGCTGAGTTTGGCCATTTCTGCATTAAGGCCCTGTTGCATCACGCTCGCCATTTCTTTGGAGGCCCCTGTGGACTTTTCCATTTGCTCAATCATGGCTGCTAGACCCTCTTTGCTGGTCTTCATCAGCACAGACACAGCGGGCAGGGCCTCCGCCCCAAAGATTTCAGCCAAGATCTTGTTCTGGGACTTCTGATTAAATTTGCCCAACTTATCCTGCAGCTCGCCTATCAAAACGGGCAGAGGTTTAATTTTGCCTTCGGCATCGGCCACTTCGAGCCCCAGCTTTTTGATATACCCCATGGCCTGACCGCTGGGCGCCTGGAGCGAGACCATCATGCTGCGGAGCGCCGTGCCTGCGGTTTCACCCTTAATCATGGAGTTGCTGAGCACGCCCATGATGCCGACCATATCAGTGAGTTTTTGCCCCGAGGCCTGGGCAATGGGGGCAATATACTTCATGCTCAAAGCCATATCCTCGAATCCGAGGGCACTGGCATTGGCGGCCTGAGCCAAGATGTCGGCGACCATGGCTGCGTCTTTTGCGCTCAGACCAAATCCTCGAATTGTCCCTGCAACGAGTTCTCCTGCTTGGGCCAAACTTGTTCCTGAAGCGGCGGCGGCGGAAACGATTCCGGAAAGAGAATCGATCACTTCTTGGCTGGTAAAACCAAGTTTCGCCAGTTCAACACCTGCAGAGGCCACTTCTGTGGACATAAAGCCACTGGTTTGGCCCAACTCCATGGCTTTGGCATGAATGGCATCCATTTCTTGCTCTGCTGCCCCTGAGACCGCTTTGAGCGTATTGAGCTGCTGCTCCAAGCCCCCAAAGGCACTGAGAGGAAATCCAATACTTTCGCTAATTGCCGTGAATGCCACTTTGGAGGCAATGGCCAGATCTGTAAAAGACATGGCGCTCTCAGAGGACATTCGGCCAATGTCAGCACCCGTCTTCCGTGCTGCAGCCCCCATCGCCTCGGTGTCTTTGACGAAGCGGCCAGATGCATTGCGCAGTTTGCCGTTGGCGTCGCGGTAAAAGCCGTCTGCTGCCTGACGGGCATTGTCCATGCCCTGTGCAACCTGTTGGCCTGCCTTTTGGGCATCTGTGCCCATTGCCTGCATGCCCGTTTTGACTGTGGTCGCTGTGGTCGCTGTTGACGTGGCCAATTGCTCTGTTTTCTGTTTGGCCTGGGTGAGCGCGTGCCCGGCATCGGCTGCCGCTTTTTTGGTGTCGCTGGCCATTTGCTTGGCGGATTTGCCAGCTTTGCCCAGGTTGTCAGTCGCAGATTTCTGAGTTTGTTCGAGCTGGCGTTCCAGGTTTTCAAATTGCTTTTTGGCAGCCTCGGCATCCTGTTTCGCTTTGGTACCAAAGTCTTTGATCGCAGCCGTGGTTTGCTTGAGCTGAGATTGCGCCCTCTCTGTTTCGGCGCTGATAACGAGTTTGAGTGATTCTGAGACAACTTGAGACATGAAAAAAGCCCTCTGTCTCAAGCATGGGGCTGGTTATGGATGGCTTATTTTGGGGGATAAGAAAATTAACTCTGTTAGCACTTTGAGTTGGTGAGTGCTTATTTTTGGCTTTGCTGTTTAGTTTTAACCATAATTGAGCTAAGATTAATAAACAGATTTAAGAGCCTTTGTTGCAGGTACAAAATGGAGAAACTGACAATTTATGTAAAGGAATTGGTGCTTGAAGACATCGATGTCTTGAGCCTTGCTGATCTCTTGCAAGCAGGTCATACTCTTATTTATCCCCGTTCTCATAAAAAGGAAAGAGTAACCCTTTCCATTGGAGAGGGAAGCACCATTCTTGATTTTCATGTCTCAGATAAAAAAGCAACACAAAACTGCCAAGACAGCCTTGATAGTATTGAACTAACTCAGAATTCAGAAATAGTTAAGAAAAGTTTCGCAAATGCCCTCAGAAAAATAAAAATGGTCTCTGAACGCATTAAATCACCAATAACAATTGGAACTTCTCGTAGTATAAGTGGTAATCCGTTCTATATAAGTGAAGAAACCACTATTTTTAATACTGATTTAACTTGGTGTAAAACTAAAATTTATCTTTATGGAGAAATTCAGACAGCTGGTGGTGCTAGTGAATCAAATATTCACCTTAAAACTCGAAAATATAAAACAGTAATTGTTAGTACTCCGCAAAAGGTTCTTGCTACTCTAAAAGAGAATCCTGTCTATAGGAAAGTTGGAATAGAAGTTTCTGTTTTTCAATGCATTGAAACTGGAGAAATAAAAGGAAATAAAGCCAGCTTTATTCGATTTTTAGATTATAATCCAATACGTGAATTACATAGTTTAGATGAATATATCAAACAGCAGAGTAGTACTTTTGAAAATGTTAAAGATTCAGTTTCATGGGTACGTGATCTTCGAGGTGCCATGTGAAGAAGACAGCAAATGCTATACCTGAACTCGTATTCCTAGACACAAATTTTCTCATTGACTTAATCGATACAAATCAACATAATCATACTTCGGCAAGGGAATTTTTTGAGTGGTTTCGTGAGTGTGAAACAGAGATGTTAACTTCAACCATTTGTATTGCTGAATTTTCAGTTACAACAAATCCGTCTGGCTTATTACCTTATTTGGAAGTAGAACAATTTGATATCGAGTCGGCAAAGCAAGCTGGCCATTATGCAAAAATTTATCATCAACATAAAAATAATAATGAACATAAAGCATGTTTTATTGATGATTTAAAAATAATCAGTCAAGCAAAACGAGAAATGGTAAATTTTCTTGTTACGAGTGATAGAAAAATGCAGAATATGGTTCACCTATTAAATTCAAAAGGTGAAACTATGGGCTTTGAAATTATAGATCATGCGAAAACTACTGTTAACTTAAGATTAGGGAAAATTCCAGGCATTTAGAATAGTTTAATTTCTGTGTTTGATTACCCTAATTCAATGCAATCCCCGTCGCCCGGTCATCCCACCCACGGCCTGGCAGAAACTTCATCTCATAATCCCAGGGCGTCTCAATGCCCTGGGCCTCGAACTCAGCCCAAGTGATCGGTCTGCTGGGCTTCATCTGCGCACTGGACCAGCTCAGGCCACGGGACGGGCCTTGCTCGGCTTCGCGCAGGCGCTCACGCATCCAGAAAGCATGATCCTGCAGGATATGGGTGTGCCGGACTGAATCGTAGATCAGCCAGATTTCAGCGGGCGTTTTGTCTTTGAGCGTGCTGAAGTTCTCGCCGGTTTCTTCTCCGATAATGCCGGTGCGTTTGAACCAGCGGTACCAGTGTCGGAGGCTCCACCACTGCTCCACAGGGAGGGCAGGCTTTCCGTCGTCATCGACGAGATATATTCCCTCAGCCTGGTGTTCAGCGTCTCGATCGTTTGTATAGACGTCAAATAGAGCAAGGTAGCTTGATTCTTCAGCTGGAGGGGTACGCGCCCCCAGAACCTGGAAAAATTTCGCTGGTTTATTTCAACGACCTTCCAGCAGGCTTCGATCAGCTCATCCGGGGGGCAGACGTAGAGAAACCCAACAGAGAGGGGCTGGGCGGGGGTGCTGAAGGTGTAAGAGAGGGTTTCCAGCAGGCTGACCTTGAGCCGGTCGCGACGGGGCCGGTCGAGAATCAGGGCTACCATTTTCATCAGCATCTGCTGGGGCTTGAGCGTCTCCAGCATGGATATGGCCTGCTCACCATAGAGGGCAAAGGCGTACTCAGTCACCCTGGGCAGCAGGTATTCGTAATAATCAAAGCCGAGGATCTTCAGCTGCACCGTTTTGGCCCGGTCGGTGCCCTCGGCAAAGGTAAACTGCAGATCGGAAAGCAAAGGGGGCTCGGCCTCGATGTGGGCGGCCTGGTCTTTTTTCTCGCGCAGCTCGTCCAGCAGCTCCAATTCTTCACGCGAAAAGCGGCCCGAAGCGCTGGCCACTTCGAGCACTTTGGCAAAATCCAACTCAGCAATCGAAGGTTTCAAGCACTTCCTCTTTCTCTTTCCCATTCAGGAGATTCTTGTCGAGCAACACCCCACCCTGGCGGATACACTTCTTGACCGCTTCCATCTGCTTGAGGTTGATATAATGCCGGTTATAGCCCAGCACCCGCACGACGGATCCGCCCATCATGGGCCAGCCCTCCATGGGTCTGTCCAACTCAATCAGATTGCGGCTGCGGTCCAGTGTTTTCACGCGGCGCAGATCCCCCAGCCCATCTTCGCGTTTGATCATAATTTCGCAGCCACGGCCAATTGAGCCCGGCTCTTTCAGGCAAAAGAAACGCCGGGTCGGCATGATTGGCATATTGACGATCACCGTCGCGTCTTGAGCGAAATCGAAATCATCAAAGCAATCAATGCCGTTCCCGGTTTTGAGGCCAAATAAGCCTTCGTCGTCGCGTTCCATGCTTTACGTCGCGTTGGGCATTTTCATGCGCGTGCTGGCCAGGGTCAAATAGTCCTTGGCGCTGATGGTTTTCAAGATCGACAGCATTTCAAATTTGCTGGGCGTCTTGACGGCACCAGAGAGCTGGCGTGTGACTCCTCCACTGGCCTGGGCACGGTAGGTGAGCATACTGTGCTGGTAGCGTTTGGGGAAGTCGAGCTGAAACAAAAGTGCCACTTGCTGCACATCGCTGCCGCCGTGGTGAATGGTAATTGTATCCACCTTCTTGACCGTTCCGCTGGTGGGTGGAATGGCTTCCAGCTCATACTTGAGCGTCACTGCATCAGTCGTGACAGAATCGACGATCCCGAACTGCACATAGGCATTGTTGCCGCTGCTCATGGCGATTTCGAGAATGTCATTTTTGACCAGACCGGCACCATGCCCAGTGCCGACATTGATCACCTTGGCCGTGGTACTGGCTTGGACCGTAGAACCGTTGCCCGATTGCCAGGCAGAGTTATACGTGACTTCCATCGGAATATCTGTGCCCAGGGCCTTTTGCATGGCGTGCGGGTTCAAATCCTGAATCAGGGCATTCAACTCGCCATTTAGGGCCATCAACAGAACATCCACCGTGGCCTCTGGGCTACCATTGGTGATCTTCTCGGTATTGGCCGTGATCGTGAAGCTTTGGTCATTGGGGGAGCCCAGCTGGCCCCACCGCTGCCAAAACGTATCGTCAAAGGTCGGACTTTGAGAAGCCATGCAACCAAAGAGTTGAGGCACGACTTGGCCAGCGTCAAAGCTCAGGCCAGGTTGTAATTTTCTTACGGGCATATTTTTTCCCTCCTTAAGGGCTTATATGATTGGTTTAGAGCTGGTACCGAACAGCCAGTTCAGTGACCAGCTGCTCAGAGAGCTGCATAAACGAGGCTCGGTCTGAGGTATCCAGCAGGCCATTGCTGAGGGCGTTGTCGGCCAAGACCTTCAGCTCGGGTACCTGTTGGGCCCGTTTCAGCAAAACGCGCAAAGCATCCTGCTGGTTGCGGAAATCCTTGCGAATCTCCACTTCTTTTTGGTCCAGCCCGCGAACAGCTGTCCGGGCCACTTTAAAGGCATCCAGCAGTTGACTGTCGGTAACTGTGGTTGAGGGGGAAGCCTGCGCCTCGGGAGCGCTGCTTTCCTCAATCACAGCGACCGCGCTGGAAGTGGATTTGGGAACGTCGATTTTGGCCATAGAAACTCCTTCAATCGTGATAAATGCGCAAAGTCAGCGCAACGTGGTAGATCTCCGGGTCATCTGACACGGTTTGCCAGAGAGAAGCGCTGTGGGGTGTGACTCGGAGATGGTCACCCGTCAACGCAGGGTTGTTTTCGTTGGGGGCAGCACTGGCCCATTCCTTTTCTGGCATATATGCCTCAAAGACCGGCTGCAGACTGTGCAGGCCGATCCCTTCCAGCAATTTGGCCAGAATTTGGCGTCCAGTCCAAGCTTTACCCGCATTGGTCTTGATGCTCAATTTGACCAGGGTGTACTGCTGGTCGCTGTCGGGGCCGCCCGAAGACTCTTCGTAACGGACGCAGGGGTAATCGTCGGGCTCGCAGGGGTCGGTGATAAAAAACAAAGAGGCCAAACCCAAGCTGGTCTGTATGGTTGAAACCATGGCTTCTGAGGCATGGCTGAAGCTCAGGGCAGCGTTTAACATATCGCTCATTGTGAATACCCCAGCTTGACATCCCAGGCCCCGGCCAAGCCAGCTCCGCCGACGTTTACAGGCGTTTTTTCGGTGATTGGAATCAGGCCATAGAGTGCGGTTTCATCAATAATCCGCTCAAAAGGCCGAGGGGTTCCGAGCAAAGAAAGGCTCCCCGCCAACCGATTCATAAACTGCGAAATATCCGGCAGGGATTTGGAGACCATGCCAGCGCCAGGCACATGAATTTTGAAACCCTTGGGGTTATCCAAGCTTTTAACTTCGGTGCCTTCGCGCTTGTAACTGGCGCTTTTGCCACGCTTTTTCATGGCCATCAAAATGGCGTAGCGCTGGCCCTTGCTCATGTCCTTCCAGAAGCGGGTCAGGGTATAGCCCTGCTCAACCGCTGGCGCGTAAGATTTGCTGTTGACGATGGCCGAAGCATAGCCATTGGCCGCGATTGCTGCCTGAGTCAGGCTTTGCAGATTGGCCAAAGGGCCCGTGATGTCTAAAGTGAGAGATAGGCTCATGTTTTTGCCCTCACCAGTGCCAGAATCCACTTCAGGCCGTTGGGATTGCGCAGGGAGCCATTGACCAAGCTGTAGCGGTCGCCGCCGATCAGAAAATAGCGCTTTTGACCTGGCGCCAGGTTGGTCCCCAGCAGCTGTTCTTCGCTGACATCATCGGCAGAAACGACCAAAGCGACGTCGCCGATCCGCTCGTTTGTGTTTGTGGCAGGGTTCCACTTTGGCACGTCTTTGAACTCCAATGAGATCACCGTCAATGCCTGGCTGGAGACTTCGCTTTCGCCGCCCGGTTCACGCTTGTGTTTGTCGGTACCCGTGTAGGCAAAGGTTTTGAGCAGCACATCTTCGCGGGCAGAGAGATTCACGCCACTGGCATTCAGCTCGCGGTACACCGAGCCCTGAACGCCCAGCAGTTCTTGTAAAAGCTCTGTATTGGCCATTATCTGTATTTGATGCCTCCTCTCCCGGCAAAATTGGTTCTCACTCCCAGGGCCCGTGCCAGCCGTGTGGCAATCACCCGATGGGTGCGCAGCAAGCGCTGCTCTCCAGCAGCATGAAAGCGGATATCCCCCGCTCCCTCCAGCTCCTGCTTGGTCAAGCTGGCGTTGTATTTGGCCCAGGCGGTATCTGCCTTGGTCAAAAGATCCCTGACCACCGTGAGCGCAGCTGCACTGCCATTGCAGCGGGTATATGCGGGGTGGAGATAGACAGTCACGTAATCACTGAAAGGCTCTACCACCTCATAACCCAGATGCGTGGAAATACGGGCACACTCATCGGCAGTCAGGTCGGCCATCTTATGGCTCCGGCTTCAGTGCCACGGGTTTGTTCGCGTTGACTGCATGCTGCAGCAGCGAAGGATCCCGAATCACTTGGCCTTTCTTAAAGGGAATGACATCCCCCGAGATATACAGCTCAAAGTCGCTTTCAGCATGACCATAGAGCTTGTCATCTTTGGGCAGATCGGGCACCGGTGCTTCAGCCTCAGGGGCTGCAGGCGGTGTCTCCCCTTGGGGCGGAGCATTGTCATCCAGAGCGCCAGTTTGGGGCGCAGAATTCTCTCCTGCAGGCGCATTTTCAGTGCCAGGCTGGGATTGGGTTTTGTTGGCTGGGGTTGGTTTGGACATGTTCGAACTCCTTAGGCCACAAATTCAATGGATTCAATGCGCTTGTATGCCGCATTGGGGTTTTCGGAGAAGGGCAGCATGGTATCTGGCTGGGCAGCCAGGCCCAAAATCGCGGTCTCCGTCACGCTGACCACATCCGCTTCGCGGTTGATGGGTTTGCGAATGGTGGTCATGATTTGGGTGATCGGATCAAAGATCTGGTTAAACAGATCTCCGATATTCGTAAAAGCGACATCGCTGTCCATGAAGTCTTCACCCCGAGGATCGGCCTGGGTATAGATGCCTCGCGCTCCGGCCCCATCTCCACAGAAGGTCAAACGACGCACCTTGAGCCCATCATTGCGGGCCGTATTGGGTGCATCATGGCCAAACTGCAGGTGGCAGCCCACGACCACAATATCTGAACCAGGTACAAATTCATCTTTGGCATAGCGATCCCGATACACCGTGCGGAAATCTGCATCTTTCATCAGCGATTTCCAAGCGTAGAAATCCCCAAAGGCATCAATCAGGCCCGTGTTCATATTCGGATCCACGCCGTTGCTCAACATCTGCGCTGCGACGTTGATAACATGGTCCAATTTCAGGCCGTCATTGCCATCCAGAGCCCAGGCACTGCTCTTGGCATTGGGGCGCTGAATGGGGGTGGCCTGAATGGCGACAATCGGATCCCCGACACTGATCGCGGTGATTGGGCCATCGGTATACCCGCTGTTCCCCGTCAAAACTGTGAAGGTCAAAGTCCCCACCGTGATATCGTCGAGGTCATTGCGGGCCCCCACGGTCACTGCGCTGACATCAATCAAAAAGGTGTCGGTATTGTGTTTGAGTGTGGCCCGGACCTTATTGCTGCCAGATACAGGCGTCCAAACCCCCGCAATCCATTGCCCATGAAAGCCCGCCACATTGGAGGAAGCAATCGAACCTGCCCCCGCGCCGCTGTAAGTGGCTGTGGCATAGGCATGACCAAACTGAGCAGCCACACTGATCGGGCGACGGTATGCGGTGTTGAGTGTGGTGGCCATTTTGTTATTTAGGTTGCGAACCCGAGAAGTGAACTTATTCAAATTGGTCACTTTTGAATTGACCAATTTAAAGTCAGTGGTGTCTCGGTAGGGGGTCATGGTCAGATCGAACTGCTCATAACCGGGGATGATCGGCGTCAAACCAGAATCCAGGCCCACAGCCCCATAGGTTTGAGAGGGGGGTGCGGTCGGATCTTGGTTGCCTGTGGGAAAGCCTTCTTTGGTAACGATGAATTTCTGGCCTTCACCCACGGGCACGGGCTCATTGTAATAGGCCTTGTGCCAATTCATGCGCATGTTTAAAGGGCCCCGGATAAAAGGCAATAACGCCTGGGTTTCGACCAGTTTGTCGATGCCCTCCAGGGTCATTGTGTGGATATTTTGATTGACGGTGCCAATGGCGTTGGGCATGGTTTATTCCTTCCAAAAAGTTTGTTTTGAGTTCTCTCCCATCTGCAAAACCCATTGCTGAGGGCAGGCCACCCAGGCCAAAGAAAAGGTTTTAGCTGCGGATAATCTCAGCAGCTATTTTTTGCGCTTCTGCCATATCCACAACATTCTTGGGGTTCAAGTGTTTGGGATCTGTCAGTTTCTGGCTCTCATGCTTTGCCGGGGGCGCAGCGGGAGCGCCGGGCGGAGGGGGCGCACCTGGACGTGTTTGGCCTGGTGTTTTGGTGGGTTCAGTTGCCGATTGGAAAAAGCCTGTGTTTTTCTCGCGGAAGTCTGCCAGCCAGGTGGCCAAGAGTTCTTTGCCTGCACTTTTGCGCTCCTCTTCGGAAAGGCTTTTGAGATGCTGGGTGTATTCAAACTCGATGTACTCAGGCTTTGTGGCACCCAGGCGCAAAGCCGCGTTTTGAATCGTGAGTGATTGAATGGTCTGCTCGCGTTCGCCCAGCTGGCTCTGCAAAGTTTTGCCCAATTCGCTGTGTTTGCCCAGGTCTTTTTTGAGCAATTCCAGCTCAGAGAGCTTGGCATTCTCGGCATCGTCGAGCTCTTTTTGGCGGGAAGCCTGGAATTCATCAAGCAGTTTTTTCAAGTCGCCGTTTTCTTTGCGCAAGCCCTTGGCCTCACCATTGGCGCCACGCTTTTCATCCAGCAGCTTTTGAATGCCTGCAGGATCCTTCTGCAGCTGCAGCACCACATCATCAAATTGAGGTGTGTTGCCGGTGTCTGCTGGGGGAGTGTTCGGGGTTTCTGAAGTTGACATGAATAAAAGCCCTCCTGAGATTCAGCCTAAAGGCTGGCCGGGAGGGCTTAAATTGGGGGTTTAGGTAAAATGAGTTTTACCTTATCAAGAAAAATTAATTGTATCTTGTAGGATGTCTTTCCCAAAGTATCTTTTTAGAGTCACTGGAAATGTTTGGACATTTTCCTTTGTCTATTTGAAATTCACTTAGTAAAATGCTGTTAGCATCCTTGAATTCAATTCTTGCACAAATCCAAAGGACTTCATCTTTACTCTTTGAGCTTGTTTGTTCTTGTTTAAGAATCAACATATTTGGGCCATAAGGACTTTCAACTTCTTTGGAGGGGTCGTCTGTAATTTCAAATTCCCCTTTGAAATCAGCAAAAGGTTCTGAATCACTTTTTGCCTCAAAATACCGATTTGTATGTTCTATGTTTTTATCTTGTCCAAATTGCAAAGCTGGATATACGGTATTTGGCTTTACCCACCGACCAAATAAAAAGTTTTCAGGAATAGCTGTAGTAGGTTCAATATCTGGTGCTAAATTTGGGATAACATCGTAAAAATGTTCTCTTTGCCGACAAGAATGACAGAAAAATAAAGACAAAAACACCAACAAAATTGATTTGAATGTTTTCATTTATTTATTTCTTTAGGCTTTGTTTCCAGAAGGTTACTCCAGTTGTTAAGGGTTTATAGTCCTTACAACTATCTGAATCCCTAGCTTCCATAAACTGTGAAAAGGCGAGCATACCTTCAGCATCCATTGATATTTTTGAACATACCCATGAAAGCGGTTTTTCAGGATTTTGATTAGAGGGAGATATCCGTACTAAGTTTGGTTGCTCTCCTGTTTGCTGGTTTCCATCTGAAATTTCAAATACCCCTTCAAACTCATCGGAATACATTTGCAGCGATTTGCCATCCTTGTCAACTACAAAGAGTCCTCCTCGTGTTGCTTTGAAATCATTAATATTTTTGGAGGTTTGAAGTTTTGCAGCTTCTTTTCCGAAGCAAAGTTCTTTTGTTGGGTCTCCAGAATACCAGCACCCATAAATTTTAGACTCAGGAACAGATGAAGGCATAACCGTGGGGGTGGGGGTCGGTGTTGGATCAATTGTTTTTGTTGGCGTGGGAGTAACGTTAGCCGAAGGTGATGAACTGGGACTTGATGAAGGGACAGTATTCGACGCACCTACGCCAAATTGACACCCTAAGAGGGCCAAAAGCAAAAGCGCCATGAGTATTTGATTCATAAATATTACCTTCTTCTTTTTAGATTGAATATTTGTACATGATTTGTCCTTAATGAACTTGCAAAACCCAATTTATCAAATTGGATTCTTCAGTTTTCTCATCATCCAAAACCAGATTGCTGCCCCCCATGCCTGCGAGCGCTTCAGCAGCACTGTTTTCTCTTTCAGGGAAATAGCCCGGTATCCCGTCTATCACTGCTTGGCCAAAGGTTTTTAGATCGGGGTCTTCACACAGGCATTCCCCATCCTCAAAGCGGATGATTTTTCCTTCAAATTCAATGCTGGCCATTTAGCAACTCCCACAACAGGTCAAAAAGTTCAGGGTCATGGTACGCCAGGCGCAGGGGGTGCATCCAAAGCATCTCCAGGCCCATCGAGATTAATTCGGTGGAATCAATCGGATCATTGGGATGAACGGGCTGATTTGTCAGGCGGCCATTACGCTTAAAATATACTTTACCCATATACGGCTCAATCCATGCATCTCGCTTGGCATATTCGCTGCGCATTTTGGCTCCCTGACCATTGGCATAGAGATCGGCCAAACTTCGGTAATCGTCTTTGGCAGTTCGCCGCCGCCAGAGATCCGCCGCCGCTTTTAAAAATTCGGGCTTGGAGTTTTCAACCCAGTGGCCCAATTCATGAATCAGAGTAGCTGGATCCGGCCTGCCATCGGTGCGAATCATGCGAATGGTGTGAATGTACCCTGCTCGGGCGCCGCTGGAATAGTGAAAGTTGATCTCTTCCCCATCCATCAGCCCAGGCCCCAGAAGGGAGTTAAATTCCGAGAGCCCTTTCTCAAGTTTCTTGCGGTAGGCATCGGAGCGGTTACCAAGGATTTTCCCTATCTTCACTTTCCCGGGTTCTTTGGCCTGCAGCTGGGGCAGAATTTCTTTGCGCAGTTTGGCCAGTTCTTTGGGGATGTCTGTTTCGAGGGCTTTGTACTCTTTGGCCAGGTTGTACTGTTCGGGCTTGGGAGCAGATTTGAAATTATCCAAGATTTCGTATTTGCGATCCACCAAATCTGTAAAGGCCCGGTATTTGTCTCGATGGGTTTCGAGCTGGGCCCGGACTTCAGGCCCAGTCAGCCCCCTTAAGCTGGTCGGTGCTTTTTCCTTGCGGTGTTTGGGTTTCTTCTCTGGCTGGGATTTGGCTGGCTCTTGGGGCGACGGGGGCGGTTCAATGCGTATCGGCTGGGCCCCAATTGGCCCTTGGGGATGTTTGACTGGCCCAATATGCTCAATCCCCCAGGCAGGCCGCCAAGGCAGCAGCACAGCCCGATCATTGAAATGCGCGGGTACCGACATGCCGCGATACCCTTGTGAGAATTTTTCCCAGACCACCGCGCGCTCGGAGACCTTTTTGCCAGTGATCTGCCGCCATTCCTGCTGGGCCTGTCTGATGGTGGGCCAATGGCACTCAAAGAATTCCCCTTCGGAGACATTGCGCACGGTGTTGTTGATCGCCCAACTCAGCCAGAAATTGCGGGTTTTAGCACTGCGGTCGATACGGTCGCGTACCATCTGCCAGAGGTCAAGCTCGCTGTGTTTTTCATTCACCTGCTCGATCAGGTTGGCTTTGGCCGTGTTCTGGGCCCGAGACAGCTCCATGCGGGCCACCAATTGCAGGTACCCGCGATCAGAGTCAAAGCCTTCGCGCTCCAGTCGCCTGGCTGCGCTGTGGGCCCCTTCTCCCAGCAAAAGGGATTTGGCCAAACTGCTGCGAACGTCTGAGGCCACTGCCTCGGAGAATCGGGCCATGGGGATGGAAGCCACTTGCACCAGGGCTTTGATAGCCTGCTGGGGTACCACGGGCAGAAAGTTGCGAAACTGCTCTGCGACCTTGGGCTGCTGAAAGAATTCCTCCAGGCGGATCCAGGTATTGCGCTCGCGGTAAAGGCTCTCTTTATAGGTGGCCTGCAGGACTTTTTCCAGGCGGGTCTGCTGGGAGTTGTGCATTTCACTGATCAGCACATCGAGCTGGGCTTCAATGGCCTGTAGATGGCGATAAGTCATGGTGTCGTTGGGCAGGCTGGCCAATTGGCCATGGATTTCGAGCAGCGTATCTTGGTAAAGGCGGGTCAGGTCGTTGAGAGTGGCGTTTTCCTGTGCTGCAAGCCAGGCCTGTTCCTGATCGACAATGCGGTCGATATCAATGGCTGTGGTCGCCTTTCTGCAGGCGTTTAAAGGCGCTCATGCGCGTGCCCTGGTGGCGCAGGTACTTGGGCAGCAGCAGATTGCTTTTGGCCAATTTGGCCTGGTCGATGGCTTGGCCAAGCACGGTCAGAGAGGTCGCAAAAGAGCGGTGGATGTGTTTGTAGACGTTTTCCAATGTGCCGTGGTGCTGGATATCCACCTGATCAATAGGAAAGGGTTGAACAATACCGGTTTTGGTGTCACGGGCTTTGTAGAGCACCACCATCGTGGGCGGGGATCCGCTGGGCACCGGTTCCTCGGTAAACTCCCAGTAGTTGATATCCTTGGTGGCATAAAGCAGGTGCTGCATGCTTGTCACACGCTCATGGGCTTCATTGAAGGTCATTCTGGGCATTTTGTGCACCTCTGAAGAGTTTATTTTGGGTTTGCATAAACTGGGCCTGGGCTTCGGAATCTTCGAGCGAAATTTGCTCGAGTTCGGCCTCGATGTCTTCCACGCCGAAATAGGCGGCAGTGTAGCGGGCTGCGGTTTTCTTCGAGATCAGCTTTTCTTTTTTCGCCGTCGCCGCGTTAAAAATGGCTTTGCCTTTGTCGTCTTCATCGGGCGGGACAATATCCCCCCAATCCAGGCCAATCGTCAGCTGCACCCCTGGGGAGAGCGTAGGCAGATCAATTTCGGGTGGAAGTGTCAAAGTCTGGCCCAGTTCATCCAGACGAATAGCGATGTCGATCAACATGCGGCAGATTTTGGCCAGGCCTTTGCGGCCCATCGAGACACGCAGCTTGGAAATAAAGGATTTGGCGGGCTCCAATCGCAGGTTCAGGGCTTTGCCCGATTGCTGGTTTTGATCAGGCACACGCACCACATGGCAGGATTCCAGAATCTCATGCACGGCCTCCTGGCGATCCTGGCGGGCGGTTTCATGACTGCCGGCAGTTGAGAAATCCCCCACGGCTTTGGCGTGGAGGGGCCAGAGGGTTCCTGTTTCCAGGGGCTCATCGCCCTTTTCTCCAGCCAGAGGCTCAACGTCGTCCAGCTCCAGCTCGCCGCCGTTGCTGTCTACCAGCATATAGCGCTGGGGATCGAGGTTCTTGGTCAGGCTGTGCTTGATATTGTTGTCGTACTCAATCAGGCCTTTGATATTTTCGACCACTTCATCAGAAAAAAGGCTGCGCTCGCGCGGGGAAGCCAGTTTTACCACAGGCACAAAGCCCAATTTGTGCTCATGCTCTGCGGTTATGTTTTGGCGGGTGAGCACAGGAATCGTTTCAGGTTTGGCGATCTGCACCTCCCATTCGCGCCACCATAAAGCGTCCACCTCGCGCCGTTTGAGGTAATGCTTGGTTTTGCCCTCTTTGTCTTCAACAGAGATAACGTACTGCTCGACCAGGCGCTCAATCTGTTTGGGTTTGTCTTTGGCGTAAACCAATTCGGTCCACTTGCGGTCGAGGATTTCATAATACAGCTCGCTGTCCCAGGTACTGAAGAGTACAGGCACCCAGCCCTGCACCAAGCCATCTTCTGAGGCATTCTGCATCAGGGTTTCAATGTCTACCTGCTCCAGCAGCGCATCGAGCAGGGCATGAAGTTTATCGTTGGCAGCCTGGCGCCGGGCAGCCTCGGGATCGCGCTTAGAGGCCTCGGGGTCGGGCTCCAATTTGCTGAAAATATCCGGGCTGGAGCAGGTGATTTTGATCTCTGGAAAGGCATTCTCGCTGAAGAGTTTGGCACTGTGGAAAGAGACAATCCATTTGGCCAAAGAGGTGACATACATCGGCTTCCAGTGGCTTTTGGGGACAGGGTTGCCTCTTGCATCCCATTTCATGCCCCAAGGTTTCATGTGTGAGGCCGCAAAATCGTCTTTGGGAGCAAACAGGCGGCCATGGTAGCAGTCTTGGTACTGCTGGACTTCCCGCTGCTCCTCGGTCATGCCATTGAGGCGAATCCAGGCATTGGCCCGAATCATATCTGGGTTGGTGTGAGAAAATGCGCCGCTGAACATGCTTTGAGCATAGGCGGCGAAGAGGGCTGCTTATTTGGGGGGTAATCAATGAATGCGAAAATACATGGAATAGAGTAATTTTGTCTATAAGTCTGAACATAGGACATCAAGAGATTGACATTCAAAAACATCAAGGAAAAATTGCTATGAATAGACCTCCAATTTTAGGCTACGGTGAGGATGCTTTGACATTATGGGCTTTATCAGAAAAGTTAACAGAAATTCTTGAGCCGGACGATTCGATAAATAATCCTCTATGCAAAATTATTTATAGGCCAAGTTTTGGAAAAGATAAAAATTATGGATTTGGAGAATTTGACTTCATTATTCTTTCAGACAATTTTGTATATTTGGGTGAAAGCAAATGGGATAACACACCTCATGAAGAGCAAAATGAATCATTGAAAAAGCTCGAAGGAAATCAGCAAAATAGGCATTTTGTGTTTCAAGCTTACTTAGATTCAAGTTATGAAACAAATCCAAAGGGAATTAGCAATTGGCAAACTTTGAGTCAAAAAGTGAACCAAAAACTTGAAAAAATTTTATATACGAATGTGGATGAGAATAAGAATAAGAAAGAGTATCACAAATATGCATGTAAAACAAATAGCTTATTGTATTGCAATTTAGCTAGGATTCTTAAATCAATTCATGAAATATATCCTGAAAGGCCAACTATTATTAACAGGATTATATTTTTTAATGCTTCAAATAAAAACAATTTTACTCAAACCCCAAAGTTCGAAATCATATCTGTAAACTACAGTAATATTATCGATGCTTCAAAAAAAGACTATTTCTTTGAGTTACGTACAGGAAATTAATTAAGCATTTCCCTTCACTGCCCGCCGCTTCTGCGCATGGATCGACGGCAGTCGAACATAGACCCAATACCCCAGCGCGTCTGAAGAATGGGTCAGCAGCGGATCCCGCTTCTCAATGCCTCCCCCTGGTTTGTTCTCGACTTCAGCCAAGTCGGCCACCAGGCGGGGGCATTTCTTTGCATCCACAAACAGGCGCACCTGCATCTTGCCATTGAGAAAGGCCTGATTGACCGAAGTAACACGCTCATTCACCAGGGGGTTGGCCCTGCGGCCCGTATCGGGGAATTTGAGCCGATCCCGAAAGGTGGGTACCAAGGCATCGCGGATCACTTTGAACTCACTCACGGTGCGAAACTCGCCTGAGGCATCGCCATAGACATGCACTTCGCCGGGGTGATTCCGGTACCGGTTGAGAAATTCATTACTGGCCTTTTGGGTATCGCCAAAGGGCAGGACAATTTCGTCAATCACCTGCAGCTGCCAGATCCCTAGATCGAAATTGTAATGTTCTTGGCCAATCACGCAGGAGATCGGCGACTTGGAGAGAATATTGAAGTCGAGAGCAAAGACCAGAGGGCGCAGGGGGTCATAAGGCCAGACCAGCTGACCATTGACCTGGCTGTCCCAGCAATAATAGGTTTTGCCCTGCTGCAGGTCAATGTAACGTCCCCCCAGTTCCTGGGCCAGCAGCAACGGGTCTATCGAAGAAAAGAGATGGTCCAGGTACTCGGTAGGCAGCTCTGTGTTCTCAGTTGTGGCCATGTAGATGATTTTGTAAAAACGGGGATCCTTCTGAAACTCTTTAAAGAGCCAGTGGGCCCGGCCACCGGGCGTCGTCGTGACGCGGCCATGCAAGAAATGAGACAGTGGGCAGCGCAGGCGCTCTACCAGATAGAGCCAGGCCCCTTCTTTGGTTTTGCGGGTTTCGTCTATCCAGAACCCGCCGATCTCGATCCCTTCGATCAGGTCATAGCGGTCGAAGCTCCAGAGCAGCATTTGGGCACCATTCTCCAGGGTCAAAATGCCGTGGTGGCTCTCCCATTCTTTATCCACACCCCAGGCAGCGGGAGGTTTGCGATTGACCACAAAGCGAATGTGGTGCTTTTTGAGCGTGGCAAAGAAGGCCCGAAGGGTGGCCTGGTTGAGCTGCTTATACGAATTTGCCCCAAGCACATAAAGGGTCTCGGGATTCTGAAAGGCCCGCCGGATCATGTAATAGCTGCCAGCAAAGCGGCTCTTGCCGGTACCCACGCCGCCGCTGAAAAGCTTGAATTTGTAATCGTCGAGCATGGCAAAATTGGCCTGCTGCGGGAACAGCTCTACTTCGTCGGGGTCAAACGGCAGAGGTTTGCTGGTAAGGATTGGGCCAGTCGTGCTCATCTTGGTTGGGCAGCGCCTCCGTTTCTATGCCGGTATGCTGCCCTTTGACATTGAAAGTCACGCCGCTGAAGTCTTTTTGCTTGCCTTTACTCTCAATCTGGTGGAGTTTGCGCTCGGCAGTCATGCCGATCAACATCGCCTCAAGGGTGATCTTGGTGCATTTCAGGGCATTGAAGTCTTTCTTTGCAAAGTTCAGCATCAGGGTATCCATCAGCAGGCGCAGATTCTCGCGGTGCTCGCGGTCGATCTCCTCGGGCGTCATATCAAAGAGCTTCTCAGGGAACTCCACCTGAATGGGCAATTTGAGCAGATCGTTTAGCTCAAACTGCGCTGGGTGGTTTTTGCCCAGTGGGTGGTTTTTGTCGTCGTCGTTTTCGTTGGGTGGTTTTTTGTGAGAGGCAAACGCAGCTTTGCTTTTCGGCTTTGAGTGGGTGGTTTTTTGGGTGGTTTTTGCGCTTTTTTTGTGAGGGCTGTGAGACTGGCGGTCGCGTACCTGCTGCGTAAAGTCGATGGGCTTTTGCGCTTCGGCTCGCACCTTCTTCACAAAGTCCACCGAAACGCTGGCCTGTTCAGCTATTTTGCGGTTGCTGAGGCCTTGCTTGAGATACCTTTTGACTTCATCTATCTTCTCTGGACCGTGTGCCATAATGGTTTAATTATGGCAAATAGCCTTAAGCTAGCTATTCCAAGGGTAGATTGAGCATCTATGAGAAAATTAAGGATTTACACCAAGTTTATCTAAGGCTTTTTTTGCCTCAAATCTCCGAGCGGAACCTAATGAAGAACTGTTGTATATAGTTCTTAGTTTATCAATTGCTAAATCCCCACCAGCTTCGCCTAATGCCTGGATAACTTCAATTTGCCGAGAGCTTCCCATTGAAGCACTATCGTAAATTAAAATCAATTGAATTACGGCTTTGTCTCCACCGCAATTTCCCAATGCTCTGATAGCTTCAATCTGTTTTCCAGATCCAATTGAAGAAAGGTTATAAATGGATATGATTTTATCAATCGCTTCGTCGCCACCAGCATTTCCCAATGCCTGAATTGATTCAATTTGTTGAATTGATCCTGTCGAGGATAAATCATAAATTGAAATAATTTTTGAAACAGCAAGTGCCCCCCCTGCTTCGCCTAATGCGCGGATCGCGTTAATTTGTCTTTGTGAACCAAAAGGAGCAATATCATACTCATTAATTATTTTCAGAACTTCTTCATCTGTCGCCATGATAATTTCTTTCTGTTAAATTTTATCCGTGGTATCAATAAAATCTTTAAGACTCAATATTATAGTCAAAAATTACAACATATACAACCGAAAATTAAAGTATATCTATTGAATTTTCTTTTGGGAATATATCTTTTATTTTATATATATTAAAATCTTTTGAAGCAACTATTTTTGTTCTCCTATTCTGGGTGTTATATGAAACCTCACAAATCAAGCCTAATTTTTTTCCCAAACTATTTTTTGATAAAAGAATATTTTTGAATTCTAAAGTTTGATTTTCTTGATTTATGATTTTATCTTCTGCATACCTAGTTGCTTGTTCTTGTAAAACTACAGTGCAAAAAAAATAATTGTTTGAAGGAAAATTTTGAATCTTTTTATCATTTTCATCTAAATATATTGGTCTGATTGATAAATCAATATAAAATGCAATATCATAATCACCAATTGTGTACTTTTTGTATTTTGCTGAAAGAAGTTCAAAATTTATTTTTTCAACTTCTGGAGATGGGATTATCCAGGGCAACTCATAAAAGAAATCAGCATTTCTTTGTGAAGGAATTGGAGATGGGGTTGCTGTATGTTTTGTTATTGGAATCGGACTGGCTATGGTATTCTCATTTAACTTTTCGATTTTATTAAGTGCTTCTTGGGTACAACCCTGAAACATTAAAAAAATGAAAAAAGTCGTTGATAAATTTTTAAACATCAAGCCGTTCCAATTAATCTCAAAATTAATCACTCATGATTATTTTACTTCATGTTTTTTTTCTATCAAAATCTCAATCCGCTTTCGCCTCCGTTTCAGCACCTTGAGTCCTCCCTCCAGGTACCGATCCCCCAGCTGGTTGATCAGTTCATTGAGCGTGATCCCCAGGGCTTGGGCCTCCAGTTCGAGGCCATATTCGAGGTCCGGCCGGAGCACTATTTTGGGCAGGGGGCGCTCGGCCTGGCGTTGCATGATGGCCTGGCTGACCTGATCCACGTTTCGGGCAATCCACTGGCGGAACTTGACGGCAATGCTCATACCCCCACGCCGGGTCAGGGCCCGATAACAGTAAGGGCAGCGCGAAGGGTAGGGTCGAGACGCTTGGGCTGGACGCCTTCGAGCAGGGGGAGCTGCTGCATGGGGACCAGCATCAGGGGCGATTCAGCCAAGATTTGTACCTGCTGGGTGAGCAGATCTTTCAACCGGGACTGCAGGGAGAGCTGGGGTGTGTGTATCGTCAGATCGCGCATAAAATCCTCTCGTTCATATTCAATAATATTTCTTATTGCAAATCAACTTTTTGCTTAAATCCAGTCATAGCGTTGTCAAGTCATTTTTGAAACTGTGAAGGGTGGTTTGGGGCTCGAAAATGCTTAAGAAGAGTTAAAAAACGAAACCAAAATTTAACCTTTCTGGGCCTGAATGGATTGAGTAAGAGCCGCTTGAATTTCGGGATCGTCCAAGCTGGGAAGAGTGCCTTGGGAGTCATCGAGCCACCCCAGGGCATAAGCTGCCAGCAAAGCCAGCTCAGCAGTACGCAGATGCCAGGCATTGGGCTGGTCTTGGCTCGAAAGCGTGATGGCATTGATCAGCTGCAGGGACGCTGCCAGGAATTTGACGGGATCCAGCTCGCCAGTCTTGGAACGGCGGACCTGCAGTTTGGGGGTCTTATTGGCAAATTTGTCGAACTCGTAGACCCAGGCCGAGGCCGTGGCCAAGCCATTGCCAAAGGTGGCCTGGTTCCACTGGCCCAAGGTTGAATCTCCGAGGGTGCCCCCTTTCCACCACTTGGGGGAAATCTTGGGCTGTTTTTTGTCTCTGAGCGATTTCATGGGGTCTCCATTCACAATTTGCTGCTGATCTGTTCAATCGCTGGATGCCAACCCGGTTCAAGGCGTTCGCCATTGTCGTTGTATTTGCCTGCCAGAAAGGCATCCAGCTCTTCTTTGCGCTGTTTGAGATAAAACTCCCAGAAACGCCCATGGGTCTGATCGTGTTCCAGGCGCTTTGTCTCGGACACTCTCAGCACGGCATCAAAGGGATTCTCGCTCACGAATCAATTTCCTCTTGCAGGGCAAAGGGGTATTCTCCGCGTAGCAGAGCGGCTTCATCGTTTTGGGCCTTGTTGATCTGGAGCAGCTGGGCCTGCATCTGCTCTATTTTTGCAGGGGGCTCGGGCTGCTGTTCAGCGGTTTCGCTCTGGGGCATTTCCAGCAGCAATTGCTCAAGCACATCATCCAGCCTCTCTCCCTGGGCCTCTGCCAATGCGCTGGCACGGTTAAAAAAGGTAAGGATTTCAGCATCGGTGTGTTCCGCCAAGGCCATGACCAGGGGCTCAATCAGATAATCGCAGGCATCGAGCAGCTGGCGCTCTTGCAGCTGGGCCTGAATGAGGGCCACGGGGTCTTTTGCGACAACTGCCAAAACATCTTTTTCGGAGAGGATCAAAACGGTTTCCCCGTTCTGAATAATCTCGGTGGCGGCGTATTTCATGTAATGCACCTGATCCCCGACACGCACAGTCATGGGGGCCCGAAGACCGTTATTGAGCAAACGACCGGGGCCAATGGCCAAGACTTCACCTTCGGGCTCTTGGCTGCCCTGCACAATGCTGTCGGGCAGGTGCAGGCCTCCCTCGGTGGTTTTGGGGGCGGGTTTCTGCCTGACGATAATGCGGTCCTGAAGTGGTTTTAATTGGGTCATGGGTCTGTCCTTTCGTTAAGTGAGTTGTAATTTGTAGCCAGCGGTCTGCAATTCCTGGGCCCGGATCACACTGGCTTGATCGGGGGAATGATAGCCGCCAAACAGGCTGCTGATTTGCCGATGATTGGGAATGAATTGCACCTGGTGGATAATCTCGTCGATATCCATGTGCAAGAGCACCCATTCTGCGGCAACGTGAGGATAGGCAATGGCCTCGGCCTGGTATCTGTCCCAGAGGCGGGAATGTGGTTTTTGACCCTCCTTTTTGGCCAAAACATGGGCGCGGTGATCTGCCACAAGCTGAAGGGGTATCAGCAGATGGCCTTCGTCAATTTGAATGCTCAAAAGTTCGTTGTTCATGCGCCGAAATCCTCCTGGCTGCGTTGTTTTGCAATTTCTTTGCGGTAATGCACCAACCAGCGGCCATAGAGGCTGGTCTCAAGCGGTTCTCCAAATCGGTTGTAGAAGGCATTGGGGTTGGTGGGGTGGCATTTACAAGGAATCGCAATATTGTAGGTTTTGGCGTGTTGAACCATTTTGAGCTGCTCTTGGGTAAATTCATTGGGCATTACCCCAAAGCCCACCCAAACGGGCAGAACAAAGACAAAGCGCTGGTCGAGGCAAAAGCGGCATTTGTAGGTCTTGGACTGCTGATTTGCAGCCTGAAAAGCTTCCGTTTTTTGTACTTCGTAAGTCACTTTGGCCGAATACCAATCCATCTGTTCAGACGGTGACAGCTGTTCAACCTCCTCGAAGCTCATCAAGACCGCTTCATTGGGTTTGAAGGCCTGGGAGACAACTTGGGCAATGACTTCGCCAATGGGTGTCAAACTCATGCAGGTACCTCCATTTGGTTCATTTTGGCTTTCACAGCAGCTTTGTCCTGGGTAAAGGGATTTGTTTGCCTGCGTTTATCCGCAAGCTCTTGGCGCTTTCGCTTGCGTTCCTCCAGAACAGCCCTCTGTTCTTCGGGGCTGAGTGCATCAAAAGCGGCTTTTTCAGCGGCCAATTGCTCCCTCCGCTGGCGAGCGGCATCGTTTTCGTTTTGTCGCTGGGCAGTGAGTTCGGCCCGCTGGATTTCTTGCTTTAACGCGCTTTCCTGGCGCATTTTTTCTCCCGCTTGGAGATCCAGCCAGGCCTTGGGGGCTGGCAGGTTTTCACGCAAAGCCGCCTGAAAGACGGCGACGGGATTGTCTCGTTTGCGAAAAGGCAGCCAATCGAGCTGATTGGCAATGGCTGCGCGCCCATATCGCTTGTGCAGGTTTTCGGCTTGCTGCGCGGTGAGGGGTTTGCCCCCTGGGGACGCCAGCGCCATCATGGCAACAATCAGCTTTTGGGATTCCTGGTTTTCGTCTTCTGAAAATTCTTCATGCTCAAGCGCACGACGTCGCTCTTTTAACGAAGTTTTCTCTTTAAGACTTGGTATCTCTATTAATGTGTCCTGAATAGCCGGATCCGGTATATCGGGATCCGGTGATTCGGGATCCGGTTCTGCCGTATCCTGATTATCGGGATACGGTCTGTCAGGTTCTGGAGGGTCGGTTTCTGTTGGCAAAACCGGCTCTGCCTTGATAATCCAATCGTAGCCCTCAAATTTGCCGTTTTCTCGGCGTTGGACAATCTCTAAAAGCTGTAGGGCCTTAAGCTCGCTGGTGGCTTTGTCCACTTTGTGTCCCGAGCCCAGCAGATTGATGGCCGCTTTGCGTTTGTACTCCCAGTCATCGGGGCGGCTGAAGAGATACTGCCAGAAGTTCTTTGCCTCGGGGCTCAGCACAGCTGCCGGCAGTTCAATAATTTCCAGGTTGAAGGTAAACCATTTCTGGTACCGCTCTTTGCGAACGCGCGTGATCATGGCTGCCCCCTATGCCAGGCCTAGCTGCTGTTTGTGCTGCAGGCTGCGCTGGAGTTCGCGCTGCAGTTGGCGCACCTGGGCAGATTTATCTTGGCGCCAGGCCTTGAAGTCTTCCCAGAGGGTGTTGTCTTCTCTTTCGGACCGCAATTTGGCGGCCACTTTGAGAACTTTTTTGTATACGTTTGCCAT